ACACACCTGCTATCACAGCACCCCCTGCAACCTTGGTAGAGTCTTCAAAGTTTTTGTCTACATCATTCTTAGGGATAAGTCCGTCCACAGAATCCAAGACAAAACAATATTTAGTCTTATCATCATTAAACTGCACAAGCTTCCTCATAAGATCAACTACGACCTCATAGATATTAGACTCAAACACAAAACAAGTGCCATCAACCCAATCGTCAGCGTTGAAGACGAAGTTAATACCTGACCTTTTTCTCATCTCTGGAGAAAGCCGACCTTCAGCTTTGATAAACACTCCTCTAGCACCCGGCATCTTTAAGAAGTTTTTCATCACCTCTAATGATTCAGAGGTTTTACCTCCCTCGTTCATACCTACAAATCTATGTAATCCGGGTCCAAACCCTCCATCAAGCTGCAAATCGAACTGAAGTGACCCGCTAGAGACTTTATAGTTGATCTCATCTTCAAAGTTGTAGTGATCATCTTTTGTTTCCTTGAGGAAACCTTTCAGCATTGTATTTGGGTTCTGTTCTTTACTCATCTAAAAAATCTTTTAGGGTTTTTCTTTTTGGGGTAAAACTGATGTCTTTCCCCGACTTTTCACCCAGATCATAATCTGGATAGCGAGAGTTGTCAACAACATAATTAAAAGCTCTAAACTTCCTGTCTAGAGTTTCTTTGAGCTTAGGGCTGACTAGGTAAGCCAATGAGTAGAACTTCTTCTGAAAGTTTACTATGTTCATAAACTCCAAAGAATACCTATCGCAAAGGGTGTTCAAGAACTTCATCTCCCTAGCGTAAAATGGACGCTTCCCTTGGTCGGGAACGTCCACTAGTCTAATCAAGATATTTCTCTTGCTTATCTTTTTAGGTTTAGCCATTGATGGCCAAGTTAACCCTTATTCATGTCATGGTCAACCATTTTTCTTACAAGTCCTATGAAGTCCGTCTTGGGCTTCCACCCAAGGTTCCTGCGAGCTTCCGAGGAATCCCCCCATAACAACTCTACTTCGGCTGGTCTGTAGAACTCTGGGTTCACACACATCAACACTTTTCCTTCATGTATGTACTTCTCATCCACACCCTCCCCAACCCATTCGCACTTTTCCAACGCAAAACCCGCAAAATTAAAAGCTTGTTCCACAAACTCTCTGATGGTATGAGTGTTATTAGAGGATAAGACATACTCCCTAGGCTCTTCTTGGTTCAGCATCAACCAAACACCTTCTACAAAATCTTCAGCGTCACTCCAATCTCTTTTCGCATCAACGTTCCCTAACTCAAGAGGTCTGAAGTTATCCAACACATATTCGTTCTTGATGCGAGCCACATTCTTAGTGATTTTTCGGGTAACAAACTCCTCCCCACGGCGAGTGCCTTCATGATTAAATAACCACCCTTGAATAGCAAATAAATCGTAGGAGTCTCTCCACACCTTAACCATATGCCTCGCACTAGCTTTGGAAACCCCATACGGGCTTCTTGGACGTATAGGGTGAAGCTCTGACTGAGGCGAATACAAAACGTCTCCAAACTCCTCTGAAGAGCCAGCATTGTAGTATCTGCAATCGGGGCAGTGCTTACGAATAGCCTCAAGCTGATACAGAACAGCCATTGCATTAGTCTCCATGTGGTTAACTGGCATCTTCCAGCTCACACCAACAAAAGAATTAGCAGCAAAATTGATAAAGTAATCAGGCTTCTCTTCGGAAATAACTAACTCAGTATTAGCTTGATCGGCGACATCAAGGTCTATCAACCTAAATCTAGGGTGGTCTAGAAGATGCTGGATGTTAACATGGTTCTTGACGCTCAACCTACGAACACCAGCGACAATAGTATGCTCTGTATTCTTCAATAGGTAATCAGCCATAAAGCTGCCGTCTTGACCTGTGACTCCTGTGATGATTATTTTTTTCATTTGTTTCAAAAGTGTTGGCTTTATTTGTGAAATATTACACATTGTAATTTCTCAACTTCAGCATTACTTGTTTTATAGCCATCCACATATCTAGGTATTTATACGTGGCAAGCCTTCCGACAAAAATTATATTCTCTTCAGATTTAGATAATTCAATATATTTTGACGCTAATTTACTAGATCCACCAAAATGTATTGGATAAAAGGGGGTGTTTTTACCATTGTATTCCGTTGGATACTCTTCTGTCACAACAGTTGTGTCTTGGTTGTGACTTGGGTCAAAATAACTATGATCATACTTTCTGGTGTAGAGGTTTTTTTTAGTATTAGAGTTTTCTACAAGATAGGGCATCTTTTCTCCAGTGACAGTATGTCTAAAAGTTAAAGACCTGTAGGGTAGCTTGCCGAATTTGTAACCATAGAAGCGATCTATTTTACCAGTATAAACCGTCAAATCAGCTTCGTAACTTTGCCAATCTTCGTCCCCGCAAGATAGTTGGGTCTCGATACCTTCTAGCATTTTCTTCATCATTTCTGTATAACCGTTCTTAGGAAGGCATTGGTATTTTTGATCTTTAAACCAAGTAGGATCTTCCATGCTCGCAGTGTCTGGTATCCTGTTCATTATCGTTTTTGGTATTTTTTCAAAGGGAACGCCCCACTGTTTTTCTGAGTAATCTTTAAATAAGTATTTTTCAATTTCTTTTGCGGACAACTCTTTCCCTATTTCTTTTATTGTTTTTTTGCTATAGGGCAGTGAAATTAAACCAAGTTCTGTTTCGCCTTTTGGTTGATATTTGAATGGAACCCATTCTGTGTATCGGCTCAAGAATTCAAAAACCTCTTCATCATCAGTGTGAAAAATGTGAGGTCCATAATTGTGAACCATAGTCCCACATAAATTACTATCAAAGCAATTGCCACCTATATGATTTCTCTTCTCAAAAATTTTTACATCATAATCTTTTTCCTTCAAAAGTATTGCAGCAGTAATGCCTGACAATCCACAGCCTATAATTTTAACCTTCTTCATTTTATTGACCCCTTATTATTTCTTTTATCCTTAGTAGGGCGGACTCCTTAGAGAGGTATTTTTTAGCTAATTCTTTTTGATTTATTTTTATACTTTCTTGAAGCTCTTCGTCTGATTCTATTTTGTTGTAGTTCTCTTCTAGATCCGATAAGTCTGCTTTAATTGGCACATAGTGTTCCCATGGCTTTATATTTTCATACCAGAATTCTTTGTAAACCCTGTCTACAATGAAAACTATCCTTGGAGTATTTAAGAGTACTTTCGTCCTTGCTGACCAACCACAACCTCTGAAATCGATTAGATATTTCCACCTGTCTGCTTGCTGTTGATAAGTTAAATATGTTGAAGTGTTAGCGAATAGCCTGTCTGGGTCGGATCGATTCCATGTATTTACAATAGCTTCACAGAAATTTTTACCCTTTGAAATATAACAAAATTTACTTCTGCATTCAGTCATAGGAGCGCCAACCCAGCCTACTTTATTTGACCTAGGTTCTGTATCTATAAAAGAATTTATTAATGTTGGGTAGTTATTAACACCAACTTCTGGCCAAGAATCAAACAAAAAACAAGGGAATGCCTTTTTGTAATTGTGGTCAGTTACTGAAAAGTTGTATTCATTTGTGGGTACATCATCTGTCCCTATAATAAAAGAAAAATTCTTTGTAGTAGGGTACTTTTCTAGAGACTCCCTTATTAGAGATTCTACAGATTTACCTCTAGATTCGTAGCAATTTACATGTTCAAACTCTAACGAATCTTCGTTTTTTTTTGCTATCACATATTGCATAATTAGACTTTGAAGTTGTGAATTAAGGTTGATGAATAGTTAGCGTTAACCATTTGACCATCAACAACATGAGCAGGAATATTTGAAACCTCCTCCCAATGTCCAAAAGATAGTCCATTTTTTCTTGCGGCTAATGTGGAGATTAAATCCATAAAATAATTTTGTGGAAATTTATCAAACATATCTTTAAAGAAACCGAAATCTTGTTTTTTAATTGTTTTAAAATAATTTAGACTAAACATTGTAGCTCCGCAACCAGTGTGTATTCTGTTCTCGTTGATATTTAGATAATTATACAAAACATGTTCTTTGTGGCCACATGGATTGTTGGGTCCACTAATGTC